GGTATGACGATGCACAAGAACATCAAAACGTTAGAGAGGTGTTGTTCCATGAACTTGTGTACACAATTATTCTTATAATGGGAGTATTGTATATCAAGTACAAGGGTAACCCTTCTGGCGGTGCGTTGACCATGATAATTAATAATCTGGCATCAAAACTTTTACTTCGATTTTACTGGGTTACGTGTGCGCCTCCAGCGTATGCGGACGTAGCTTTTTTCAGGACTCAATGCACTAGTTTTGTGTGTGGCGATGATAATATCTTCGCTATACCGCCTTATATAGACATTGAAGGGGAGGCTATTATAGCGAGTGCGCGAACACTTGGTATGACAGCAACCTCAGAGAGGAAAGACACTCGGAGCGTATTTAAGCCCTTGACAGAAACAACATTTCTCAAGAGAGGGTTTCGATACGAATTATCGAAAGTAAAACCAACCCTGGACATTAAGACAATTGATAATATGCTTACTTGGATAACGAATTCCAAATTTATGACACCGCGCGAGTGCATACAGTTAAACGCTGAGTGCGCGATGCGATATCTTTACTTTTGGGGTCCGGAGATTTTCAATTATTATTTCAACCTTTTGAATAAATTGGATTTGGAATTGGATTTGGAACTTCCTTTGTATTCATATAGGTATTACAACAATTTGTTTGAATCAACAGGGCAACTCGATTTTGGGTTCTATCAATAAATGAAGCCCCGTCAAGCTGGACGTTAAAAGTAGCTAGTGAGTATCTATCTTACTCCAGATTACTGGTTCTGTGACCCCAGTATGTCAGTGTCATTCTCACTGTGGATTATTGGTTCCATAACCCCAATCAGCAGTAATCTGTCTTTACTAGGATCGAGTGGTTCCTTAACCCCACTAAAAGCGAAAACAAAATGTCAGAACATAATGAAGCAGCAAACTTAGGAGTTTCAGACACACGACCTTTGACCGGAATTGAAAACAACATACAAACGGAAGGAATTGTGGTGCCTATAACACCACAATCCCACCAAATGGCAACAGCACTGGAAGCGGATCCCGAAAAGGAGACGCGACTTGGTTTTGGATTCGACGAACAAACGGAACGCGTTAAGATGGAGCATGGACCACCAATAGTGGGACATGCTGCTTCAGAACGCGCTTGGAATATGCAGAATTTTTTTCAGGTACCCGTGAGGGTAGCCTCTGGATCATGGACAACGGCGCAATTACCAGATTCGATCCTTTACAGGGTCAATTTGCCAGGGATACATCAGCTATTTTCTCGATGGAGATCAATTTTCGAGCAGTACTCGTTTTTCAAGTACAGGGTTCGCTTGAGAGTGGAGCTTAACGGCACTGCGTTTCATGCGGGCAAATTGGCGTTGTATTTCAGACCGTGGCCAATCGGTGCGACTCTACCTACTACAGCTTCACGTAGAAACATCATTCAGATGGAGAACGTGGCTATATATCCCGCTTATAACACGGTGGGAGAGATAGAGTCGCAATGGTTGGCCCCTTGGGAATACGCCTACACATACGACAACAACAACATTGTCCCTAATGTCTTTGGAGAGATGGGATTGATGGTTTTCAACCGCTTGGCAGTGGGAGCAGGTTCTTCGGCGGCTTTGAACTGGACGATTTACGCCCAGCTCTTAGATGTTGAATTGCACGTTCCCAGACCTTTAACGGGGTCAGCCCAGGGATTGTTAAACATCACTAACGTTTCGGTGCAAGGCAACGCACCAATAGACATAAAAGGGGACTCTTACGACACACAGGTATCAGGATTAGACTTGCCTTCAAATTTGGAAGATCCAAAACGGGTTATGAGATCGGCAATCTCAAATCCGTTTATGGTCGCTGGGCATCCACCCGTCGACCGTTTGAGCGCTTATCCGTCATCGATGAGCGTACCATCGCAGTACAATTTCGAAAGGGATTGGGATGAGATGGAGATCGACAAATTGAAAAGGATTTGGTCTTTTTATGATTCCATAGACTTCTCGACAACGAACACCTTTGGCCAAATCTTGTATAGAGCTTCAGCGACGCCGGCGAGAGATCCCCGGTATTCTGGAACGTTCACGACTACAGAATGGCTTAGTTCCTTCTTTGCGAATTGGAGGGGCGATATGGAGTATTGTATTGAGATCATAGGAACACAATACCACACAGGTAAATTGTTCTTTGGTATCAACTACTCGCCAAACTCGGTTGTGAACTTCTCGACCACAGGAATTGACCCGACGACCTACTATGGTAAGGTAATCGAATTAAACAAGCAAAAGAATTGCTTCAAGATTCGCGTACCCTACCAGAATTGGGCGGCGTGGTGTGAAACAGCAACACACGGAAATGCATCCGGATCCCAACTTCCCAATGGATGCATGCGAGGACCGACTCAGGAAACAACGAATTATTCTATTGGTGAATGGTTCATTGCCGTACTAAATCCTTTGGTAGTTCCTTCGGGAGTTACCAATGCAGTCAACCTCAACATTTATGTTAGAGGGGCTGAAAATTTAGAATGGCATAGACTCGTTCACAATGGAATGTTTTCTACGTCGATCGCGCAGGCGGACAACGATGAAATTGGAAATCGGACAAATGCAATCAGGACAAACACGGTTTCACAGTTTGTGGAAAGGCCCTTGAGTCTGAAAGAGGTGTTAAAGAGAGCCGTCTGCGTGGGCGACTTTCTTTTGACACCTGTAGTAGGCACTCCAGGGTTTTTCTACTCAATAAAGAATTTAGACGAAATCTTCCGGAATTATACACCCTACTCTAACATTGTTAAAGCTTACTGTGGTTACTATGGAGACATTCGTGTTAAAATAGTAGCGGCTTTTAAGGAGTCACAAGGAGGCTCTAACTTTGTTAAGGTGGGATTTATAAATCGATATGCGGCGAATTCAGCGACGAGTTATACGGCAATGATGGCGGCTACAAATGCAGTCAACATGGCGTCGGCTAACGTCTTTGGAATTCAAGAAGAGTTCAACATAACGGCAGCGCAGATAGGACTTATGATTGGCGGACCTTCTGGGTCAGGGGACTTGACTAATATCAGGTCCACTCCTGGTTTCGAAACCACTCATTTGTTGTCGGAGACAGCACCTTCTTTGGAGATCGAGATACCGTACTACGCGAGAACGAGATATGTCGGAACAATCTCTAGCGACGCTAACGACACTGCTTGGG